CGGTTCAAGAAGATGCTTCCGCCGAATATCCAGCCCGAGACGGATGACCCTGAAGAGCAGCAGCAACGCCAGCAGGCAGCACAAGCCGCACAGGCCCAGCAGCAGACGCAGGAGCGCATGGTCAACGCCGATATTGGTGAGAAGGAAGCCAAGGCCGCGAAGTCTACGGCTGATGCCCAGAAAGCGGCTGCCGAGGCCGCACAGACACAATTAGAGACGGCCATGCAGAGTGGCCAGATACAAGGAATGATCCAGCAGTTGGTTGCCGCACAAGTGATGCAGGCGATGCAACAGCTGGCTCCCGCGCCGATGATGCAACCTGCGCCATCGCCGCAACCCGCGCCCATGATGCCGCCTCCTAATGGTGGCACAGGGCAATTCTAACCCATAAAGCAAGGAGGCTTAGAGCCGTTGCCTGATATGGAAGCAATAGAGGTCGCACAAGAGGCCCTCTCGGATGTGAGTGAAAACGAGTCGTCCGAAGTCGTAGTAGACGAAACCCTTGAACAGCCTGAAGCCGAAGACGCTGATGGCGAAGTATCTGAGAAGGAAAGCAAGTCCCAAAGGCGACGCCGTATGCGTCGTGACAGGGAAGAACAGGCCAACCAACAGATCAGCTGGTTAGAGCAGGAGAACACGCGTCTCCGCGAACGGGCGAAGTCTATCAAGGCACCCAATCCAGAGAACTACACGTCTGAGTATGAATATACCGCCGATCTCGCCGCGTACAAAGTGCGCCAGCAGGACGTGCAGGCAGAAAGCGAACGCATCCAGACGAGTTATTCCGAAGCAGAAAGCGATGACGGCAGGGGATTCAATGACTCTATTGCCGATTTCAACGCTGAAGGCGCGGAAAAGTTCAAGGACTTTGACCAGGTTGTGCGGAGGATGCCGGCAGATGGCGGCCCCGTGCTTACGGCCATCATGGCTGAGGCCCTGATGGAGACTGATCTGGGTGTCGATATCGCATACTATCTTGGGAATAACGTGAAGGAGTCGCAGAAGATTGCGAACCTTTCGCCGGTCGCTCAAGCCAAGGCGATATTCAATCTGGAAGCCAAGGTTGCCAAGGCGAATATGCCAGCGCAATCGCAAGCACCAGCTCCGGTCAAACCTGTTCGGGGTGGCTCAGCGTCACCATCCAAGCCCGTTTCTCAGATGAGCATGTCCGAATACGCCGCATATCGTCAGAAGCAGATGTCTGGCGCGTCGTAGATCGGTCCCCCCTGATTCCAATCTGGAGATACAACGATGGCTAACAGCCTCATCACCCCGAGCATTATTGCCAAGGAAGCCCTTGTGCAGCTCGAAAACAACCTCACGATGTCGAACAATGTTCACCGCGAGTACAAGAAAGAGTTCGTTAAAGTTGGCGACACTGTTTCGATCCGTAAGCCGGTCAAGTTTTATGCCGCTGACGGTAAAACCCGCGTCAACCAGGACGTTGAAGAAGCCAACACGTCGATCACCGTCGATAAGCAGAAGCACATTTCGTGGAAGTTCTCTTCCAAGGATCTGACGCTGACGGTGGACGACTATTCTGAGCGTTACATCAAGCCCGCGATGATTGCGCTGGCGAACACGATGGACCGCTCTGGTCATGCGCTTTATTCCAGCGTGTGGAACCATGTCGGCACACCGGGCTCGACCCCGGCCAACTTCGCTGCGATGGCTGCTGCTGCCCAGCGTATGGACGAAATGGCGGTGTCCTCGGACATGCGCAAAGCGGTCATGAACCCTGCGGCTGGCTATGCCATCGCTGGCACGGCTCAAGCCCTGTACATGAACGGCGTCAACAATCAGGCTTATCGAAAAGGCGCGATTGGCGAGATTGCTGGTCTTGAGACGTTCCGGACGCAAAACGTTTCGACACATACTGTCGGTGCACATGCGGGAACGCCTGTCATCAATGGCGCATCGCAGGAAAAGACCTATGCGCTGTCCAAGTCCACCAATAGCCAGTCACTTGTGACGGACGGTTGGTCAAACTCGATCACAGGCGTTCTGAAAGCCGGTGATGTGATTACCATCGCTGGTGTCTATGCCATGAACCCGGTTCCGGGTGAGGGCGCGTCTGGCAAGCTGCAAATGCCATACCTGCAAGAGTTCACTATATTGGCAGATGCTGATTCTGGTGCTTCGACAGGTCCGGCAACGCTGACGATCAGCCCGGCGATGATTGTCTCTGGTCCTTACCAGACCGTAAGTGCGGGGCCTGCTGATGGCGCTGCCATTGTGGTCAAGACCGGCACGGCATCGACGGCTTATCCGCAGAACCTTGCCTTCCACAAGAACGCATTTGCGCTTGTGACCTGCCCGCTGGAGCTTCCGGACGGTGTGGACTTCAAGGCACGTGAGACGCACAAGGGCCTGTCGGCTCGCGTGGTCAAGCAATACAGCATCGATGATGATGATGATATCATCCGTATCGATATCCTGTACGGCTGGAAGGCGATTTATCCTGACCTTGCGGTTCGGATCACCGGCTGATGGATAAGAAAACGTTCCGCAAGTGGGGCTATCACCCTACAGAAGATGACCGCATCTTTGATGTGGAAGTCGGTGGATCGCTTCCCGAGGGATGGGCCGAAAGGCCTGTCCCGAGGGTGGCTGTCGATACGCCCCCTGGCGAATACGTAGAGATATCGTCCCTGGTCGATACGCCCCCTGGCGAATACGTCACGATTGCCGCCAAGGAGCAGCGCGTTGCGGCTGCCGAATTGCGTGCCAAGGAGCTTGAGCAGGAAAACGCATCCCTGAAGGAAGAGATATCGTCCCTGAAGGAGCAGCTTGCCCAAAAGGAAGACGCCGCGCCTGCCGATACTGGCCTGCAAGCAGACTGGCGCTCGCAACACCATTCGACCCGCATCCGTTTGGCAAAAGAGTTCGCTCCTGACGTTGCGGAACTGATCACGAACGCCAAAGAGGCGGACGAGGTTCTCGAAAACTACGAGGCTAAGCAGAATGGCTAGAACTGTGGGCCAGTGTGTAACGCGCGCTCTGACGCATCTGTTTGTCCTGGTTGGGGGCGAAACGGCGGCGGCGGAGGATTCTGCCGTTGTCGTGGACGCTTTCAACGCGATGGTTGATGGCTGGTTTGCTGACGGGCTGGCGCCTGTCGATGACGAGACGTTGGTTGAGGCATCAAGGACGGCATTGGTTGAGGGTGTGGTTTACACCACGTCTGACGCCTTGCCGGTTCTTGATCGCCACTTTGAGGGGCTTGCCGCTATGCTCGCTGTATCCTGCGCTGATGACTTTGATGCCCAGCTAAAGCCGTCTGTTGTGCGTCTCGCGCAGATGGGCAGCCAGCGCATTGATGCTGCGTTTATGCCGTCGATGGTGGCGAGCGTAGACCGTGCGCTGAAGCGCCTGCCGTCCTCTCATTACTGGCCTGCTGGCTAACCATGCCCCGCGCAGTCTTCGCCACAGGACATTCGGCCCGTGCCTTCGCTGGTGATTCAGAGAAGGTGCTGGTCAACATGTATGCCGAGCCAAACGAGTCTGACCCGGCCCGTCCGATCAAGCTGATGACGACGCCTGGCACGATGGACAAGGACGCTGGCAACGTCATTCAGGGAAATATCCGGGCGATGGCGCAAGAGGATGCGTTCGCCTCTGGCAAGGTTCTGATCCTCGACGGCACGACACTGAGAACATGGGTTCCGGCCGCTGGCACGTTTGGCACGATAACCGGCACTGTGAGCGGCACAGACAGGGCAGACGTGGCCATGTCGCAGACTGAGCTTGCCATCCTGTCGGGTGGTACGGTTTACGTCTCAGCGGGCACGACAATCGCCGCAGCGACAGATGTTGATTTCCCGTCAGGGATTACGTCGGTTACTGTGATGAGCCAGCGGCTCCTGATGACGACGACAGCGGGGCGGTTCTTCTACTCGTCTGTTCTGGACTTTGACGATCTGACGGGCCTGTTCTTCTACACCGCAGAGGGCTCGCCAGATAATCTGGTAGCCGTTCGCAGGTGGGCTGAGATGGCCCTGATGTTCGGCACCGAGACGCTTGAGATGTGGTATTCTGAGCCATCGAATGCCGATGATCCGTTCAGCCGCGCATCCAGTGTGGTGCCAACCGGTTGCAAGGCGCGCGATACAATCGCAATCACGTCCGTTGGCCCGGTCTGGGTCGATCCGACGAATAACGTGGTGCTGCTGATTGGGGCGCAGACGCAAACCATCAGCCCGCCCTGGCTGTCGCGCCTGATTGCGGCTGAGACGGCATCGGATCTGATTGCATCGACCTACAAGGCAGAAGGCGCTGAGTTCTACGTCCTGAACGGCCTTGGCTTCTGCGCAGTGCTCAAAGGCGGAACACAGGACTGGCACCTTCGCAAGACAGATAGCAGCGACACATGGGCCTTCTCGCGCATCCTGACGGCCGGGGGTGAGCAGTATGCCTCAAAACGCACGGGAACAGCATTCATGCACTTGTCGCGCGACTATGCAACGGATGAGCAGGCAAATGCGAGCACATTGGGAACGGATATCACACGCGAGTTCACCGCACATATCCCGCATGACGCGGGTCGCCCTGCGCTTGGCCCGATCATGGTGGATGGATCGAAAGGCATTGGTCTTTCTTCTGGCCCTGGCTCTGCACCAGT